GGAATGTCGCTCCGGCAATCGCAGTAGCCCCCCTGTTTTTCAAACCAAAAACATAGCCGGCTGGTGCGGTAATAGGCTGTACATACCCCAGTGCAGCCGGGAGTGTTTTGGATACAACGCTTTTCGCAAACCCATCTTTTTTATATGTACGCGCGATATCGATTACATCAGTACCTCCGGTTGGCGCTGGTGTTGTCCCGTCACTAGGGTTTGTGTCGCCACCGTTTGCAATCGCCGCGTCCATGGCCGAACCGGTAGAGTTACTATCGCCGTCTAGACCGCCAACACCGGTATTTGTCTCAAACAGTTCGTGCTCAAATAAAACTTTCTCCACGTTAATTTCCTTTAGAGTATTTAATGTATTATTTATAAGGAAGCTAAAATAACTTACGTAATTTTACGTTCTTTTCAGGTTTGGTATGTTATAATATAACATATTAAAACAAGAAGGAAAGAAATGAATATTTCACTTATGGGTCAAATTTTCGGATTGGCGTTGGCAGCAGAGGATACAGTACACATGATCGGAGATCACGGTATCGGCAAGAGTAACGTAGTTGAAACCTTCGCAAAAGAGAATGACTATCACCTAGAGACACTTATGCTCGCCCAACAAGATGTCGGTGACCTTATCGGTAACCCTTACGAGGAAGATGGCGTAGGTTACTGGGCGAAGCCTGTATGGCTGAAACGTATGGAAGACGCAGCAAAAGAAGGTAAACGTTGTGTCTTGTTCCTTGATGAACTTGCGCGTGCGCCGATCGAGGTTCGACAGGCTGCTCTCCAAATCGTACTAGATCGTCGTATCCACGAGCACAGACTTCCTGTTTATTCTGGACCTGATGCTAAGGACTTCGGAAACAAAACACTGGTAATTGCTGCGGATAACCCGTCAGAAGACTACCAAACAGACGAAATTGATGCGGCTCTCGAGGACCGTTTCATGACCTACGAAGTAGAAGCAGATGTCGATGGTTGGCTTAAATGGGCTCGCGCAAACAACATCGAGCCTATCGTTACGGATTTCATCGCAGAGTATCCTGAATTGCTTCACAGTGGCAATGAGGATGAAGGCAAGGGGTCTTCACCGCGTGCGTGGGCAAAGCTATCAGACTCAATCAAGTGCTTCAATCTAATCGATGACTCTCTCTACTTTAGCGTGTTTGCGTCTAAGGTAGGTACTGTAATCGGAGCGTCTTTCGACTTGCACTTTAAAAACTACGTCAACATCGTTAAAGTTGAGGACGTTGTCAAATTCTTGGGCGATATGCCTATCCGGACAAAAGAGGAGCAAATGGCCGCGGCTAAAAAACTGGGGGAGCTAACCCTTCCAATCGAGGCGATTTCCGCGGCGGAGCTAGCAGAAAAAATCAAGCGTGACGTGGAAAAAGGCACTGAAGGGGTCAACGAGGACGTCCTAACAGTTTACCTTGCGTCGCTTAACGCAGAAATCGGAGCGTCTATCTACAAGAAGTGGAAAGCAGACGAAAAAGACCGTGAATTCTACTACGCATGGGCGAAAACCATCGACGGTCGCTGGTTGTTCCGCAAAACAACCAGTGTTGTAAGTCGTTGATAAATATAAAAGGAAGGACATGAGATCATACAGATACCTTGTCCCTGAAGGCGCCGATTTTGCAGTACGCGCAGAAGAAATCCGCGATGATATGATCCTCAGATATTTAAAAATGGGAGAAGTACAGTTTTCTGTTGCCCCATATGCATCCCCATCTATGGACCGAATAAAGCACCGGCTCGCAAGGGAGATGGGTGATCTTTTATTTAGGGAAGGGCTGATATCAGTTGAAAAATCTCCATACCCCGGTCCAAGTGGCGAGGTCATTTATGTAGGTAAGTTAAACCTCTTTGACATGTGGCAGTTTAATGACGACTTCAGACCTGAATACAATGTTTAGGAATACACATGGCACAGAACGGACGAGACCTACTAGGACTCCCCATCAACCCAGGAGATACAATACTGGGAATAACAGGAATCGATAGGAAAATTCATACCGTCAAAGAGGTATTTGATAACTACCTCATGACTGAAAATGGATCTCGATATATGTGCCAAAACGTTCTAGTAATTGATGATATAATCAAAGCGAACGCTGAATATTTTGTTTAAGATTTAAATAAGATATCAATTATATAATATACAAAGGCATGAAAATGGCTGAAGAGTTAACACGAAACGATATACTGGCTGAAATAGCTGTGCTGAGGCAATACCTTGATAAATTTGCAAATCAAGAGAAAGACGAAGCATTACAGGAGGTCGAAGATCACTACTACGAACTCCTCGATATGTTAAGCGAACCGAGGTTTATGAAATGATCGATAATCTCGAAGATATTGCCGAGGAATTAGAAGTTCTTCTCCGTGGACTTGATGAATCGACTTTACCCCCTGCAATGCAAAATATGGGGGTGGGTGAAGAATATTTATTCAAGGGATACGGTGGAGTATTCACAGATCCCTTCACATTTGTCATCAAAGAAGACAATAAAGATCACTATGTTATATCAGTTTTGAACAAGTTTGAATCGAAGCTAGACAAAAGTTTCGAGCTCTTGGAAGCCATGGACAGAGGCCTTATAGTAAAAATTTAAGGACCCATATGAACAAAGAAGAGAACCAAGTGGAAAAAACCACTGAAGATCTCGTATGCGATGAGCCGACATTCTTCGGCGTCGGCGAAACACTCGAAGACGCAATAAGAAGGAATGAAGAACTGGCTAAAGAACCATTTCATCTTTCTGACCCAAATTCCCCCGATAGTTGCACCCCAGCAGACCAACCTACATTTTCACACCAGCTCACATATAAGTTAGCTGGACAACCCACCGGCACCGTTGACTGGAAGGCTGCTTATTTCGCACTCAAAGCGGCGTACGACATTCTTGAAGCCGGCCACAAGTAACACAGCGTAACACAGCGTAACAAAGGACAATCATGATACAAATTTTCGAATACTTAAAATCAAACGAAACAGCTACTGGTCTCATCCAGGAAGCAGTTGATAGGCAAGAGGTTGGCAAGATCCTTAGAGGGGCTGATTTCAGTGCGGTTTATTTCATTGTAAGCGACCGCAGGGAAAAGAATATATCCAATGCGTCAGAACTATCAGAATACCTAGGAGGCAATTAATGAACGCCGGCGAAAAATATGAACAGCTATTAGCCGGTCGTGCTCAGTTAAAGCAAAGGTTGCGCAAGATGGAAAACGAATTCTTTAATTCAATGGACATACATTATGTTATGATTCGTCTTGAAGAAACCAATAAAGAGATTAAAAAGTTCGAAGAAGAAAACCCGGAGGTGATCGTATGACGGATATGTACGGCATCAAATATAAAGAGCCGAAAGTAATTAAACTCCAAGATACAGGTATCGGCGTTGCAGAATTAGCCGCCAGGACTTGTTACGACAGTTTCGAAAACAGCGAAAACGATTGCATTCGCGAGTTCGACCCGGACAGTTACCTTAACAATGTAGACCTGATTAATAGCGTCGAGTCTAGTGAATTATTGGACTCCCTTGCGTGGGTTCACCATCACCACAGTATCATTGAGCATGCAGTAATCAGTTTTTACATTGAGGGTACGTCCCGAGGAGTACTTCAGGAACATGCAAGGCATAGGATTCAGTCCATCTCGGTACGCAGTACCCGGTACACAATGAGTAATGTTATCAACGCGTTTGTTGCATCACGCCACGAGGTCGACCCAAAATCCTGGTTCATCAAAAAAATTAAGGAACTCGATATGTTCGTTGTCGACAGTACCGCAGAGTATCTTGAAATAATCCACATGTTTGAAAAGCTCATGTCTCAACTTTGTGAGTTAGGAGGATCTGGGTTTCATGACTTGGCTGTGACCAAAAGTTCTCGCCAAATTATAGGTTCCGGTAATGCAGATGAAGTATTTGAGAAACTTCAAGCAGGCAAAAAGAAACGCAATGTGGGCGACGCATTCAAGTGGATTGTTACTGATAACTGGAAGGTGAACCTAGTGGTCACATTCAATATCAGAAGTCTAAAAAACTACTTTGACCTCCGAGATTCGGGCGCGGCTTATTTCCAGATCAACTGGTTGGCAGAAGAGATGAAGAAGGTAACACCGATGAAATACCTAAAACTTATCGATAAAAAATATAAGGATGCTAAATGATCACGACGGAAATGGTAGAATCATACACTGGCGAAGATGCCAGGCCTATGTTAAAGGCCGTGGTGATAATTGATGTTGAGGAATACACCGACAGCTTAATTAAGCTGGGTAACGAAGAAACGCTCAAAAAAGCCGTTGCTGAAATCTTTCGGGACCTTCGAAGCTCGACATGAAATTGGCTGTAGTCGGTAGTAGGGGTTTCAATGACTATGAGTTATTGAAGTCTGTCCTGGATAAAATAGATATCGATGTAATTGTATCTGGTGGCGCTAATGGTGCAGATAGGCTATCTGAACGATACGCGGAAGAAAATAATATAGCCCTTGAGATTTACCCCGCAGACTGGGACCGATACGGGAAGCGAGCTGGGTATATAAGGAACAGGGATATATGGGAGGCGGCCACCTCGGGGATCGCATTCTGGGACGGGGAATCTAGAGGCACCGCCCATTCGTTTGAACTGTCTAAAAAACTAGGTAAAAAGCTCTTTGTTTATGAATATTTGTCCGGTAAAAGGTATATTGTGTGAAACTGGTGTTTGTTATTAAGATAAAGCCGAGGAACGTTCTCTTATCAGAGAAACTCGTCATAGGAACGAAACTAGCCAAGGAGCACCCTAGCTGGTGCGGCGAGTGGCGCGCGGTTTTTATCGATAAGTCTGGCTCGTTGCTTATAGATGGAACATTCCAGTATTGGCGTTACTTAGAGGATGAACGAATAACAGAAGAAGAAGCATACGATATCTGTCCCGAAGTGGTAGTATAGGGGTAATCATGAGAAAACATAATACATGGAAAGCCATAAAAGAATACAATAAACTCTTTAACCAGAAAGAACGCGAACGGCTAAGCAAAATACGAGATTTCGAAGTAGGTGAAGAAGTTGTAATAATCACATCTAAGGGTATAGAAATCCCGGGAATCATTAAACGGGTTAACCAAAAAACATACACTGTCGAGTTCGGTGATGACTCGGTCCGAATTGATAAAGAAAGACTACTGGGTATCCCTAAGAGTGTCCTTGAAGATATCACCGGTGATGGTAGACGATTTGTAGGCGCAGGTGTACGTTTAAAAAAGAAACCGGAATGAGATATTGGGGAAATATCGGGACAGATGAGATACCTTGGGTTGAGTTATTAGTTTTTGGCCCGGAACATGCTGACAACCCTGTGTTCTATGTATACAGAGAAACTGTGTCCAACGGAAAAACAATAATCCAGAAAATAGTTGCCTACAGATACTCTTTTGAGTACCGGACCGAAGAACAGATGGAAGAGGAGATGCCTGAATACCTTGTATAATTTAGCTTAATTTAAGATTCAAACTATAAAATACGTTAAAGGATTTACATGAAGATTAAACTAAGCGAACTATTTAAATACAACGGTTGTGATTTCATACTGCCAGGGACATGTGCTACAGAGGACACACCACCAGGGACATATTGCTTCGTGGAGCGTCAAGGGGGTGTCCTGACTATGTATAGGCAGGGGTCTATTTCTAGAATTTCCCCTGAAAATCTCGATATATCTGTAGAGGTAACAGATGCGTCCGCTTTGCGCAGGATCGATAACCTAATAGCTGCGTACTCAGCAATGAGTCTTTTTCTAATTCAACCAGGGCACATGCCAAATAACAGCGAAGAAAAACATAACCTAGATTCAGTGATAGAGGAACTATCCCATCTCAGATCAGTGGTTGCATCAGGCGGAACAGTTGACAGTATTCCGGGAGCTTGATACACACTTAGAGGTATGGACTGATACCCAGAAGATGGAGATTGATAATATACTAAAAGCGGAAAGGCCTAATGCAGAGCATGAACCCAGGGTTGCAATGGGAAAGGATGACGGGTTTACTCGTTATTATAAGGCGACCAGGGCGAACGGCGGTACGTATTTCAGAATAGGTTCAGGTTTTAAGAAGAGGCTACTACAACATATTAGATTCGACCAAGTCGAAGAACTCTCTCCTATCCCATTTAAACAAAACCCACTTGACTTCCTTCGCGATGTATTACCAACGTTGCCGTTTGTTCCATATAAACATCAGTTGAAGACCTTCATGGGGTTAGTTCGAGAGCGACACCACTTAGGTATCGTGGCAACGGGTGGCGGTAAATCTATGATTGCGTATCTTTCACTACGATACCTACGAGGAGAAGGTAAAAAAATTATACTAGTGGTCCCTACCATCGGACTCACTACTCAGATGTTCGAAGACTTCAAGGATTACAATGCTCCTAAGGAATTTTTAGACGAAATAAGACTCATCGGCGGTGAAAACGATGTTAAGAAACTCGACAAACCCGTTATCATAAGCACATGGCAGTCACTTAGAAAAGTTATGCCAAATATAAAAGAGTATGATGCTATTTTTGTCGATGAAGCACACCAGGCAAAAGCAGATGTCCTCCAGGAGATACTAGAACAGGATGTTTCCCAAAAGTTGGGATTAACTGGTTCAATGCCTATTATTAAAGTTGATGCGATGTCCCTCGAGCAATCGTTAGGTAAACCGACTCGTTATATTAACGCCAGGGAACTGATGAAATTAAACCTGTTGACTCACACTACCGTTGTTTCTCTGTTCCTTAACCACCCACGGAACCAGACGAGATCCGGACTAAAATATCAGGAAGAGGTTAAGTTTATCAGGGAGTCTCCTTCTAGGTCCGCATTTGTTTCTAAGTTTTTAACTGGGTTGAAAGGGGTAACTGTCGCGTTGTATGCCGTTACTGAGCATGGCGAAAAAACGTTTTACGATTTAACCGGAGTAAAGCTTACCACGAAGATGAAATCAGATTTCGAAATGATGAAGAAACTCGGTGTGTTTTTCATGTCTGGATCGACTAAATCAGGTGTCCGAGAACAAATACGCCAATACCTGAATGATGTGCCCAATGCTATCGTTATAGGCCAAATGGCAGTCCTGAGTACCGGCATCAATATCCCCAGGTTGAAAAATCTAGTATTCTTATCGAGCACCAAAAGTTACACATTGGTCCTCCAGTCTATGGGCCGTGTTATGCGTCTTCATAAGGAAAAGGGCGAGTCCGTATATGTGTTTGACCTGGTTGACTGTTTTACATACGTAAAAGATACATACTCGTTGACCCATTTCTGGCAGAGGAAGGAGTACTATGAGAGTGAGGGACACCCTGTTTTAGAGCGGGAAGTTGACCTTTCAAAGTATTAAGTAAATTGTAAGTTACACATGATATAATACATTTTAAGCAAGGAGGTTTGATGCTTAATAACAATTCTATACAGATTTTACAGAGCATAACTAGTATCACCAACTCGGCGTTGATCAGTTATCCTGTTACAACAATTACAAACGCAAATAAGGATGTTCTGGGAAACATCGATTTTAGCGCAATTGACCCTGACGGTTGGGATGAGTTCGGTATTTTTGACTTGAACAGTTTCCTGGGAGCACTCTCAGTCCTGGATGAACCAAACATCACGATGGAAAACAGGGTGATCCTGGCAGAAGACTCCGATTCCAGTATCAGCTTCTTGACCGCGACCCCGTCTGCCGTGAGTGATTATATCACAGACCCAGATAACATTACGACGACGGTTGCAGCTCCATCAGTGGTAGAAGTCCCCATTGACACCGTTCTCATTACAAAGATTCGCAAAGGTGTCAATGTTTTTAAAACATTGAAAGACCTCTTCATCGTAAAAAATGACGAAGGAGTTTTTTTGAGAACCGGAAACAAAGAATCGTTCACCCGTAATGATAACTCATATAAGGTAAAACTTGCGCCATCGGTCAATACCGGCAATAACTTCGAAGTTGCGATTCCCGTGGAGAACTTTCTGAGTTTACCATCTATGGACTTTACGCTAAAGGTAAAATACAATGCGCAGTATGATGCATACCGCATTACTGCGGAAAATGCGATTTTCCAGTTCGTTCTATCGATTAAATTTTAAGAATTTTTTAAGATTAATCATGTATAATCGGAGTTAAGATAGGTTGGCTATCTTAACTTAGTTGTTAGTCATCTTTGATGACTGATATATAAAATTTGTAGTGTTTAGGTTTAAGCACTTAAAATCATCGGGGTCACCGATAAAATATAAAAAAGGTTTAATATGGCAATGGATTTTAGTTGGGAAGCAATGGCAGGTAACCTGCAAGCAAACGCGTTTAACGAGAAGAAAAGTTATAAAAACGAGACAGACTCTCGCTTCTGGAAACTTTCACGTGATGAAAATGGCAACGGTGGCGCTCTTATTCGTTTCCTACCTGACATGAACGGAGTCCCGTTTGTAACACTTTCAAAGATTCGTGCTCAAAACAAAGACGGCAAGGGCTTCTTCGTTAATGAGTGGTCTCCAACATCAATCGGTCTACCAGATCCATTTGATGAAGAGTTCAGCAAACTTTGGAAAGCTGGTGAAAAAGACACAGCGAAAACGCTAGGACGTAGTATTCGTTTCATTACGAACATCTATGTTGTCAAAGACCCAGCAAACGAAGAAAACAACGGTAAGGTTTTCCTTTACGACATGTCTCAATCAATGATGGAGATGATCAAAGAGGTTATGATCCAGACCGAATCGATGAAAGCACTCGATGAAGAACCAATCGCGGTTTATAACCCTGTCGAAGGTAACAACTTCTTGATTAAGGTTAAAGATGGTACCAACGGTATTCCAACGTATGAAAGTTCTAAATTCGCCGATAAGGTAACCGGTATCTTCGCTGATGAAGCGGAAGCAACTGCAGCAATCGCGGAAAAAACGTACGCGCTGAAAGAGTTCCTTGAACCGTCAAACTTCAAAACATACGAAGAGCTGACTGACCTCCTTAACCGCTTCATGAAGCGCGACGGAAAAGGTACTGAAAAAGGTGCTGAAAAAGGTGCTGAAACACCTGCAGAAACACCCAAGGCCGAAACCAAAAAACCGGCGGAAACAACGCCAGCAAAAGAAACTGTTTCAGAAGATGTCACAGTTACACCAGCGGAAACTGCATCAGTTGACGATGCAGACCTTGACGATCTCCTTAACGAGATTACACAGTAACTGGTAACCGGGGGCGAGCCCCCGGACTAAGGAAACACATGAAAAAGACTTTACTAGTCGACATGAGCCCCGTTTACTATCGATGGATTTTCTCCACTACTGCAGCCAGTTCAAAACAATTAAAACTTAAAAAGAATGAAGATGGTGTTTATGATCTTGATGAATACCAGGATATCTACATTTTCAAGGTATTGGATTATCTAACAAAATTCAAAAACCGTTTTGGTGTTGATGAAATTGTGTTAGCAATGGACCACGGCCCATACTGGAGAAAAGAGATTTGGTCGGGGTACAAGTACGGTCGTCACAAGAACGACAAGAGCGGCATTGATTGGTCCAAGGCAAAAAAGCTCCAGCGAAAAATGACTGACATCCTGAAAAACTACAGTTCGTTTAAAGTAATAGATATTCCTCGGGTCGAGGGCGATGATAGTCTTTTCGTGTTGAGCGAAGAGCTGTCCAAGCGGGGGCATGAAGTCATCGCGAAATCGTTGGACCACGATATCATTTATATCCTAGAGCATGAAAATGTTTCCTACTGGCAGACAAAACATAACGCTCCCTCAAAGTCGTGTGGGTTTGTTGAGTATAATGGCGATGAAATAAAAAATCTGAAATATGAGCACTGCGTATTTGGTGATAAAGGGGACTATCTCTTGCCTATTACCGCGTTCACGGAGTTTTCAGACGAGTTCAAAAAACTTTATCCAGATATGACGCCATTACAGGCATACCCGAGACGACATGAGATCGATGTGGCCTTTGAAAAGAAATACGGGGTATCAGCGTATAAGCATCCGCGTTTCGGCGCGGCTAGTTTCCACAAAAAGATGGAAAAAGAAGGGTTCACTTTACAGGATTTCCTGAAAAAGGACCCAATCCACATTAAAAACTTTGCGCTAAATAAGCAATTAGGATTGCCTTCTGGCATACCACAGGAAATCCGGGATTTGATTATCCACGAATACGACAATACAAATACGACGCGAGACGAAGCAAAACTCATTGAGTTCTTCACAGAATACGGAATATTCGAATTGATAGGTAAACTCGGATTTCTATAATTTACCTTTCCTTCAGGTTCTTTATGTTATAATATATTATATAAAGAAAAGAAGGAAAGAAAATGTTTACAAGACAAGAAACAAAAGACCTCACAGCTGCACTCCGCGAGCACCTGAAAGCATTCGAAGCAAAGCACAACGTAAAAGTTGGAACTGGCTCAATCCGCTATGGTGACGACATCACTACAAAACTTACCATCAACAAAGTTATCACCCAAAAAGACGGAACAGCTGTTGCTCAATCCAAAGAAGCTAAAAACTTCAAAAATATGTACTCTGTAATCGGCATCAGTCATCTTATCCTGGGCCAAGAATTCAAATACAAGGGTTCAACTTACGTTATCACCGGTTATAACACACGTGCACCGAAAATGCCGGTTCAGTTCACTGTAAATGGCGAGCCTAGAAAATCATCTGTAAACTATATCAGAAATGTTGTCGAAGCAGCTTTACCCGAGTATACATTTTAACCTGTTTTTCAGGTTAGTTACTATATAATATATAATAACACAAGAAGGAATGAACATGAAAACGCAAAATGCGGTTTTTACCGATATTAAGACACTGAAGTCTTTCGAACACGTATCAAGCAAGGTTTCTGCGAAATACGTGCCGATTTATACAAGCGAAGTTATCAAAGCATTGGAGCCTGAATTTACATTCATTGAGGGAATGCGGTATAACAACTACAAGACGATGCACTCAGTCTACTTGGAAAACGACCTCGGGGATAAAATCACCATCGATAACTCCTACGACCGCACACGTGCCTTTGGCTTCCGATTCCACTCCGACGGGTTGGCAATTCCGCTGAATCTTGATCGCCAGATCCATATCGGGCAACACGCTCAGGAACTAGCCGACAATCTTATTGTCGATAAACAGGCTCTTGTGGATGCGATCCAGAACGCCAAAAATGTGGTCCAGGTACTCCGCGACACCCCGATCACACAGGGATTCAAAGATGAAATTATCTCTGTTATCTTTAAAAAGGTCATTGAGCGTAACGGGTTCAAGGCGTTGGATATCGTGATCGCGGACTCATATGATAACTTCTACTCGTTCATCGTTACTGCAGTCGCTCGCTACTTAAAAGGTGACTACACTGTCACTATGGATGTCGATGGGCGTGAAGTGACTCGCAAGGGTCATGTTATTAAAAGTCGTTTCCAACGTCTTTACGTGACCAACGACGTGTACGGTTATCTTGAAGAAGAACGCCCAGAGGTGTTCGTATGAGATTCCTCCGTACTGTAGCAGCGTGGTATGCACTAATACACTTGAATATCGTCGCGTGGTTGGCGTACATTTTTACAATGGCAATCGTCCCGGTGGTCTGTGTGTATATACGCGCAGACGACACATATAAAGAGCGGGTCGCCTACGGCTTCTTTTACGTAAAGAACCTTTACAAACTCAAAAAACACGAAAACAAAGAGATTTTCGAAACGATGCAGGGACCAAAAAATGGTTAAATGCGGCCGCTTCGTGCTTGCTCTACTGGTCGCAATTTTATTTCACGCCGCCAGTGTTTTCCGAGTTACTTTCTTACTGATTCTTAACCCACTCATAAGCTTGATCGGTGATGGGACATACGATGATCGATTAACCGAAGGGTATACGTATATCCAGGATGTCATTAGACTGGATAATGAAGATATCAAACAAAAATTTTTATCAATAAAGGGAACGAAATGAGGTACTTACGACTAGTTTTCGGTATTTTGATGCTGCCGGTAATGTCCATGGGGGTAAATGCATTTGATGTTCGTTTGAAGCGTTCCTATATTGCTCGTGTCAAGGCTAACTACAGGACACAGGTCGAATTTTTCCATGCGGACACCACCGCGCTTAAGGAGTTCAATCTGGATCGTCAGCGCCAACATGTTGAGCGCATAGACTACAAGATGACCGAAGACGATCTAATTCTCCTCGATGGCTACGGTGCCCGAGTTTTTGACATTGTCAGGGAGACGTCTACAGATACAAACCTACTTACAGAACTCGCAGTTGCTATGGAGATCGCCGATGTCGATCTATGGGACCAAATTGCTGACAGTTACCCACTGTCGACAAACGCCATTGTTTCTGAACTTCTTATACAACCCGATGCGGAAGAAAACCCAGAGTACTACGTCTAGTAGCGCGCCTTGCTGTCCTGACGAAAATCAACAATTATTTAATTAATATGTTAGATGTATCAAATCTTTAGGAGGATTACACTATAATACGTGGTACAAAACAAAACCAAAAATCAAAAAAATGGAACAATTATGAAGTTAGAAAATAAAGAAGGGTATCAAGATACCGAGGAAATTCGTTCGAATGTCGGATGTTATGGGGATACTATGTCCTTTGGCGAAATTGCTGAGGTGATGGGGTTGACGGAGAGTCAGGTGAAAAAAATATATGAGAGAGCAATGAGAAAGCTCAAGTCCCCTGAATTTGCCAGACTCATCTGGGAATACGAACGGATCGGTGACACGCCGCATATCAATGATATGGCCGGTAATACACATTAGGAGGAAAAATGGAAGATACATTTTACGCTAGTTATGAAAATGCTCGCTTTACCCCAGGGGGATACCTTGAGGTATCCCGAAGTTTCATAGGGAAAACAACGAGTGCCTTTCTCGACGTTAATGGGACAGTTTTTGATGTCTCGTTGTTACGAGAACATATTTCGTATGTGGATAACGCTTATGGCATGTACAGGTACCACCCAAAGGCCATTTCACTATGTAAGGTTCTGTGATGATAGACCCGGTTGACCTAAAATACTTTAAACTTGTTGTCGGTCGCCTTAAAAAAGAAACGCCTCACGACTGCGCGACAAACTGCATAAGCTGTGGTGACAAAAAAAGTCGATTACACCTATATAAAAACGAGGGCATGGACCAGGCACTAGTACACTGCTACAACGCAGGTTGCGTCTTCGACGAGCAGCAAATGGGTATGGTAAACTTCTTAAAGGAGACTAACCCAAGCCTCTTGCCCCAGTATAAAAAGGAGCGGTTTAAGGGGAATATCGAAAAGATTACCCAGGACGAGTCAAGAAGCCTTAACGATATCCTTGCACAAGTCACATCGAAAACCGAGGGACCAAAAGAAATCCCAAAAAAAGAGGAAAGATGCGAACCGGAGGAAACACCCAAAAAAACCGGCGCCAATCCTCCACTCCCTAAGTTATTTACGGACATGATGCCGTATGCGAAAGACTGTAAAGAAGCAGTCGATTATATCAATGGGCGGAAGTTAGAGGTGGCAGATAACTGGCTGTTCAGTAGGGAGAGATTCATCAAGATTTTTGACAAGGACTATTTCGTCGAGGATTTCTTGATGATTCCGTTGTTCCAAAATGGCAAACTCCGCGGATTTTACACCAGAAGTATCAACGAGAAAAGATTCAGTACTATCGTTTTCCCTAAAGGCGAAAAGTACTGGGCTTCTGACTCATTTAATCCGGACGAGACCGTTTATATTTTTGAAGGCATTATGGATGCGCTGAGCTCCGGGTTAGACAACACCGTTGCAATGTTAAGTGCAGATTTGCCCCAGGAATTACTCGAAGAGCTCAAGGATCCGGTTTTCTGCCTCGATAATGACGAGACGGGAGTAAAAAAGGCACTCAAGTACAACAAGTTGGGATATAAAACCTTTGTATGGCCTGAGGGCTTGTCCAAGGACCTTAATGAGATACTCAAAGAGGGCGGCACCAAAGAAGAGAATAAAAAGATGTTGCTTGATAATATCTTTCAGGGAGTTCCGGCGGTTGTCCGGCTGAATTTAAGCAGAAAATAAGTTTAACTGTATAAAATATTATATTAACAAAGAAGGAAAAAAATGTTTTTATTTCATGATGACAAATCTGTCAACACTGACAGTGTAACCAACGTAGTGCTAGAGCACAATAAGATTATCTTCAACCTGGACTATGCGACATCAATGCCTGACAACGAAGATCGCCTTATCGCGGACTATGTATACTTTTATTTCGACAACGACCAAGAAATGGACGAGTGTATCGCGAAAATCGATCGTCTCGGGTGGATACGTTCAAAAAACCCACGTAACAACCGTATTGTTAACCCCAACAATATCAGCTTTATCAAGTTCGAAAAAACTAATCGCGGGGGGCATCAAATGAATCGCATCATTATGAATCTACGTACGTCAATCAGCTTCAGCCGTGACATTTACACGAAGACATCAGATTTTGTGTATTTCGAACACGACGATACAGAAGAATTCGAAAGTGAGTGTACACGCATCACTAAATTTCTGGAGGAAAAATAATGAGTAACGAATTTGATTTTGATGAACTATTGAACGAAGTTGAAAAGATCAGTGACGGGGTTAAATCCTCGGACCCTGTTGAGGAAGTGGATGTGTCCGCAGACGATCTTCTCGCTGAACTTGCAGATGGACCCGTGAACACGGTGAACACGGTGAGCACGGTGGAGACTATGGAAACAACCGCGCCCGCAATTGAACCGGATGCTATGGAAAAGGCAGTGCAAGCCGGTCTAGGTACTCGTAACAGGGCAAAAGCAAACGTGCCGGAGTATTCTGATGAATTCATCGACGTGATCGATGCGACTCGCCGATATATTAAAAATTCCTTCGATATTGCACAGCAAATGCGCGAGCTTAAAGAGGAACAGAAAGTAATTCGTGAAAAGGCGAAAGAAGAAGGCGTTTCCGTGACCAACACAGATAAAGCAATCAAAGAGCTTGTCAAAGAGCTGAAAGAAACGGCCGACGAGTCAAAAGGTATCGAAGATACCAAGAGATTCATTAAGTCGGAAGACGACCTGTATGCTGGCGTCGTCGAAATCGCGGGGTAACCATGAGGTTTAGCCCGTATTCAGCATCGAAGATAATGATGTACAACCAGTGTCCCCGGAAGTTCAAATATAAATTCGTGGATAAAATCAAGGTACCATTCGTGCCTTCAGTTGCACTCACTCGAGGCAACATCGTCCACAGTTTCTTAGAAAACCATGAAAAACCGTTAAAAGAGAAACTCGAGCTCCTCAAGAAAGATTGGCAAATTGCAAAAAGCGAGTTTTTCACCAAAGAGGTCATCAAAGAGTGTATCGATATTTACAACCGGTTCGTATCAACAGAGGTGGGTAAAGATCTTTTGAGCCACATGACACTGGCAAATGAGCTCCGCTGTGCATTTGATACCAAGCTAAAACCAACGGATTACGATGCGAAAGACTGCCTATTTCGCGGTAAAATTGACAGAGTAAGTGTGGAGGTGGAAAAGGACCTGGTTCATGTTATTGACTGGAAAACGGGTAAAGACAAGTCAACCGGGAGCTTTAAGCAGGATCCGTTTCAGCTTATGAGTTATGCGGCTTGGTATTTTGCTCAATTTCCTGTCGATAAGCTCATCATCAGCTATGTATTCGTTGAGCATGAAAATGCGAAACTGGACTATGAGCTGTCCAGGGATAATCTCGAGAAGTACAACAAACGGTTACTCGTCGATATCGTCAAGATAGAAAAGGATGAAGTATTCGAGAAAATCGAAGGCCCGCTTTGTGACTATTGCGACTTCCAAGATCACTGTATCTCGGACCGTTCATAAAATAAAACTTTTAGTTCATTTACGTTTCTCTCAGGTTAAAGATGTTATAATATATTATATAAAGAGAAGGAAATAAAATGAACACTTCAACACAACGAACAACAAAAGACGCATACCAAACAAATAGTGTCTTGATGGACGCCTTCATATCAGCCATGGCGGGAACTGACGGAGTGAGAACGGTTGCAGTTAATTTTGAGGGAAACGTAGATGTTACCTTTACCGACGAGGCTAATAAGAGCGGTCTGCAGACCGAAATCATGGGAATGATTGTAGATTTTATCCCCGGCGTATTTGTTCGTCATGCTTACAACCACTTTCACGGCAATTCTTTCGAGTACGCGCTTAGATCAAAGTACGAGGTCAACTAATGGAAACGCACAACCTAAAGGTAACTTATAGGGTCGGTGACTATATTGAGGTATCCGAATGTGAGTTCATCCAAAAAAACGGCGACCTCAATATTACCAATGTTATTACACCGGTAAACCTGCTTCCTAGTATCGCTCACTTTGTTTACGGAGCAAACGGAATTTTCAATAAGGGTTTCATGACTGAAGAATTTCGCGAAGAAACCCGAGGCAATCTAGTATTGGAAATACCTGAAAGAGGGATCGAGTATATTGTCCTGGAAGGGATGGACCCCATGTCAAGCCTACAGGCAGCGCTATTCTTGTGCCCTGGCGACACCGTTTCCCTTGAACTCGATGGCGTGCCCGTTGAACCTAAGTACAACACATACCGGGAATTAAGGGATGATTTAAAACGCTTCGCCACAAGTACAGACAGGGCGAACCGGGCTGCATTATCACTCAAGCAAAATGCACTTTACGAGAAGCTTTTTGTACAGGAGGGGGAGTTGTCATGATATCGGCATTTAAGCGATTAATCCATAGACAGGCAGTCAAATCGGTCAAACAATATCTATCGACAGATAAAGACGCGATAATACATTTGTTCCGAGACGAGATCAGGAGCATAGTGGTCGAAGCACTGCAAGTCGTCCCCGTAGAGGATAAAATCGAGCTTGAAAAGGAAATCAATCCTGAATTTGGTGGGTTCTTCACATTTATAACTGCAATGGATTCGATTTCAGGAATTCGAGTTAACATTTCGGGACGCTCGAAATTTGATACGTTTGAGACGGAAACCCACAAGTTTGACACATTTGAAGATTTCTATGCGTTCATCCGAGATAGTCACATAGCCGTTCTCATTAATGATAAGGTCGAACGATTTTCTAGTGTCTCTGTAAATGTGGACGGTATCCTTGGAGCTGAAAAATATTCAAAAAGGTTTGACATTGTATCGTTTGGGAAATACAGCCACGCGACTATAGCAACGGCACTAACGGCGCTTGCTAGTAAATCCGAGGAATACGTTCCTGAGATGATTGTATGAAAAAATGGCGAGTGGATTCGTGGTACACTGACTCAATAACTTTTGAGCCCCGGTATTTTATGGTTCACCGTCGGTTCTTGTTTTGGTGGGTAATTGTCCGAGTGGAGCGTTTTTGGCCCCTGATGGATGCCGATCACTCAATTGTATTTGAAAATTTTCAGGAAGCGCTAGATGCGATGAAGAATGGGCGGCGGATATGGTACAGTCCAACCATATCGTTTAACCTCACGGACTGTGTTACTTATAAATCAGGGTATTTGGAACAGAGTTTTTACGATTCTCCTGATGATTTTTTTGAGAAAAATAATGAATATTTTGTCTAAATCCACACGGAAACGATGGAAAATAGATGCCTGGCGTCTCGATGGAGTACCCGATAAGATGCCTAACCGGTATTTTGTCTATTACCGTGTGCTGTTTTTCTGGATTCCTGTTTATCGGACAGAGACCAGTATAGAGAAAGGGTTCATCCGCGTAAGAGTATCCACTGGTCGCACCCCAGACGACACTCTCCTGTTGATGGAACGTAGGCGGATAAGTTTTGTCGACTTCGTCAATGGAGCAAGGCCATCGGACTGGTTCTTTGCTCGAGACCATAAAGAGATTTCTACGTCGTATTATGACTCTATAGATCACTTTCGAGACGCACACGCAGAATATTTCATATAAATACATTAATAAATCCCAAAGGAAAATAATGTTCAAAGATTATTTCGGAATAAAGGCAGAAGAATTCGCCATCGATTCTATTTCAACAGATGCGATGACTGAGTCTGTGGCATCTCAAATTGAGAAGATCCAAAAATCAGGCATCAAAATCAAAACGATGAACCCCACAAAATTCGGGTTCGAGGTGACCTTTTACAAGGAACAAGACGCCATCGACGCCGCCAAGGCAGCAGGCACAACTAAGATTGATGGTAAATCAATCTTTGTAGACGCTTAAGGATACTTATGGGTTTCTCAGAACTATTTGAATCAGAACTGACAGCGGCAATTAAAAAATCGGAAAAAAGGGACAAGGAAAAAGATAAGGAACGTTCCTCGGAAGACGATAACAAGATCGAAAAGGATAAAGAGGCGGCCGAAAAAGAGGCTGACGATAAAGAGCCCAATACACCGAAGAAAAATGTAAAGCCTGAAGATATGATGGGTCAGGACGAACCCGCACCGGAACCAGAGCCAGAACCGGCGACTGACGTACAGGACGCGGAGGAAGAAAAGAAGGATA